TCCAAAAAGAGAATAGGGGTTTAATTCATACGGAGCAGACATATAAGGTATTTTAGCAGGTTTAAATGGATTAAGCACCATTCTTAGTAATTTACCGTTACAAATCCATATATTACATTGTAATTCGTCATAATCATCTAATTCTCTAGGTACATCAACATTATTTTCTTTTAACATCTCTGTATCACACATACCCCAATATTCTAAAACTTCAAATCTATTGATTCCATGTTCAGGAGCATAGTCAGATAAATTATCTTCCCAATATTTTTTATTATACGACTCGCCCTCACTTATAACTTCATCTATTACGTTACTTCTAAAGTAAGGTCTCTTTTTCAAAGCTCTTAACTGTGTTCTAGACATTTTATGTCTTTCTATGACATACTGAGCCTCATCCATATTTGATGCATCAGGGTCAGGATAAAAATTCCACACAGAAACATGTGATGTTGAAGGAACTGTTTTAAATGTAGGATTATATTCTCCATCATCTCCCCAACTAGGATATTCTTTATCTGTAGCAAAAGGACCTTTCATTACACCAGTACCAAATAGAGCCATTTCAAAAGCCGTACTTCTTAATTGTTTACTAGCTCCTGACTCTTGTAGTTGGTCCATTATTCTCTGTTCCATATTTTTAGCAGCAATCATTGCTGGACTAAGTGTAACAGCAGACGGAGTTTTTCCTGCCTCTTCTTTTAAACCTTCAATATCTTTTAATTTTTCTTGAAGAGGACCAAGACGGTCAAGTAAAT